AATCCATTTTGAATTTTTGCGTTATTAATAATTCGATTAAGCCTTAACGGGTTCTTCGAGTACGATTGCAGAGAATACTCTAACAAGTGCACCAGAGATTCTGGTTTCGATAAGGTACTTTTCTTGGTTGAAGTCGATATCGAATTGATTGAACTTGGTGATTTCGCCGCCCTTGGTTGAACCTACTTGGTAGTCAGCAAGGTTTACGAAGATACCGAGAAGCTTGTGTTGCTTGTTTTCTTTATCCGTTCTGATCTTGCCTTCGAATTGTTCTGCGGTGTAGATGTTGCCAACGTTAAGAGCAGCAGCAAGGTCATTCTTGGATTCGTAAATGCGACGGCCGTTAAGGTCACGAGCGAGAAGCATTACGTTGAGGAGGTGAGGAGTGCAGTAGAAGTCAGGAGTGCCGCTTCCCTTGTACTTTTCACGAAGGTATAGTGCCTTTTGGATGATAGCTTCTGCATAAACATAGTTTTCTCCGAAGTTAGCACTATTTTCAGTACCGGTAAGTTCAGCTCTCATAGCTTCAACATCAACGTCACCGTGGATAGTATAGAGTTCGTCGTCGTTAAGGATGGAACGGATCTTGGTTTCATCGATCTTATCGGGATCACCATCTTCACGACCGTCACCGATCATGATAGCGGTTGCGATTTCTTCGTTGAGGTTTTGCTTCATGATGCCGTATTGGTATTCAACAACGTCAAAGTCAGTGATATCGATGATGTCGTCTCTGTGGAGAGAATCCTTACGATAAACAGTTTGAGGATCGGTGGTTCTGCTCAAGAGCTTGATGTTAGCGCCGAGCTTCTTTTCCTTACCCTTTTCGTAACCATAAGCTCTTAGGTCGAGACCACGAGCGTCTGCTTGACGGGTACGGATACGGCTGATTGGGCTCTTGTGAACCTTTTGCATTACAACGCCAACCCAACCTTGATCTCTTTCGAGAAGTTCAGGAGCGCCGGGTTTAACATCTTTAAATTCTGGGAACAAGGTTTCGATTTCGTCGATACCGTGCTTTAGGCTATTGCTTTCAGAAGCATAGATAGCGATAGCGTCTTGAAGGCTGCCTACGCTGGTTGATCTAGCGAGCTTGATGATTTCGGTTTGATCAGCGTGGGTTAGTACGTTTTCATTCTTTTCGTTTTCAAATAGATTGTGAGACATGTTTTCATCTTCTCCTTTAGGATTTTCTTCTTTTTTCATTACTTGGTCGAGCATATAAGCTACAACATTTTTTTGTTTCTCAGATAGGGTGTTCCAAATGTCTTTGATGGTTTCTCCACCTTTTTCTGAAGGTTTATCTTCTGTATCAGCATGGGAAATTTCTTCGTCTTCAACGATTTCAGTTTCTTCAACTTCTTCGTCTACAACTTCGGTTTCTTCTTCGTCTACTTCCTCGTCTTCAGCATGGAATAGCATTATGTCTTGTCCGCTGTAGATGGTTGCTTCTTCGTCAGAACCCTCACCATGACTAATAACTGAATCAATGTGTGCACCGGGGTTTGCACCGGCTAGTACTAGACTTACTTCGCGAATCATACCGTGAGTAACTCTATTTTGGTCTTGTTTGAGTTGGTTTGCATGGATGGATAAGGATACGATATCGCCATGTTGAACTAACTCTTTTGCTGCTTGTCCGGACTCAGTGTTGTTGAACGTACCGTATGCGTATACGCCATCTTCACGATGCTCTAGACGAGCTTGTCCTAGGACGTTTAATGGATCGTTGTGTTGGTGGTTCCAAACAAGGGGAACTACAGCCCCGTCGTTATGTTTAAATGCATCTTTTAGTATCACTCTACCGTCAGCGCATTTAAGATTAGCACGGGTGGCCCAACCGCTAAAATCATAGTGGTCCATTTTGATTTTTTCCTCCTTTAATAATTTTCAGGTGGTAGTTGGTTTTCCCCCATGTCGTTTTCCACCTCGTTATTCATGGGTTGTTGTGGTGTGTCTCCTTCCGGATGACTGATGTTGCTATTGACTAATTGATCTGCCTTAGGATCATCTGATGGTTTCATACCGAGCGCTTTTGTCCTAAATTCGTTCGACGTGATTATCTCGTTTCTAGTAAGCTTATCTGCCATCTCCACCAGTTGAGCTAGCGGAATTAGTTTGAACGGATCGCTGAAATATTCAATAGATTGACCTTGTGTGCGTGCGGTCTTAGTTAAGAACTTACGTCTCATTTCGATTACGATCGCAGCTATTATAGGTTCTATAGTTCTATTGGTGTAATTCAACATCGTCTTTTCATCAGCGGTACCGTCAAGTATCGTTTGGTGAAAACCTAATTGGCTGTATAACATAGCGGTTAGATACTCAATCTGCTTTAATAGATTGTTTTCTAACGGTCTGTTTAATTGGGTAATGCGCTCAGTACCATCGGTATATGCTATACCGTATTTAGAACCGGCTAATTGCATTTCGATGTCTTTACGCCTCGTTTCAGCTTGTTGACGTCTTGCTTCGGATTTGATTATGTATGGTAATTGAATAATTAAATCCAATTTACCAGCACTGGTTTGTTCATCAACGGTATCCAATAAGTTTAATTTTCTGATCAAACGTTGCATTGTCGAGTTAGGCTCGTTGATGATTGCGAATAGAGGATTTTCGATTATAGCCGCATTTCTTTTAGCAACCATAACGTCTTCCTTCTTACCGGTTCGATCATTGTAGATTCTAACTTTTATATAATCAGGATACCATTCTAGAATTTTAGCAGTGCGCATGGTACGAATATCATACGAAGTTGAAAGATTAGGATTTACGTCGGTATCGACTGGAACTATAGCTACTGAACCTTCGTCTAATAGGGTCATTACTATATCCTGCATAAATGCTCTATAAGATTGATCCTTATTAGCCTCTAACGTTAAACAGTTATTAAGACCCGAATCTATATCTTCGATATATCGTTTGTCTTTGTCTAGTTTGCAATGTTTAATAGTCAATGACGCCACATCCATAGCTATACGGTTGTATATGGCAGTAACTATAGAACGCTCATTACCACGAGTTAATCGAGGTCTGTCTGGGCGATATGTATAGCTGCCTCCCATATCCGTATATCGGTTAGTGGGATCTCTGCTAAAAAATACATTCCAGGCATTTTTAAATCTTGAAGTAAACGATTCTGCCATGTGACTTTGTACTCCTTATTACTTCTTATTCGAATGCTTCTTTGTTTAGTTTGTATGCGATGAAAGCATCCATCATCGCCGCTACAGCGTCTATTTTTGCTTCGTAGCGCTTCTTTAATAGTTTTCTATTTCCGTTTGTGTCTTCTATAGTGATACAGTTTCCCATAGTAAATTCCATAAGATCTTCATCGAAGAGCAGCATGCGTTCTTCTGCTAGATTCTTTAATTCGCCAAGCGGAACAGATTCTGTTCTTACACCTTGTGGAACTTTTTCGATACCAAACGGACCGTTTTCCGTTTCCCATCTGGTTACAAATTCTTTTGCATTATACGGGTCAAATCCTAGGCAACGGACATCATATTCACTCTTGATGATGTACTCGTCTAGGTCGTCGTATACCTCCATAAGGTCTAATATACTACCGTTTAATACGATCAAACTTCCTTCATTAATGAAATCGTCATACTTAACCCTCATTGCTAGAGGTAGTTTGTTGAGTGTTAATTCGGTAATATAGTTACGAGTCTTAATTCCGAATTCGCCGGTGGATAACGGGAATAAGAAAGTGAATGAACAGAAGTCGTTTCCTTGTGACAAGTCAACGCCGAGCGCACAAGGTAAACCCCAATATTCTCTCTTTCTATGCGGAAGTGTTTCTTCATATGTAAAGAAGTATGTATAACCTTCCATCGGGATGCCGAAACGTTTTGCTAGTATGTCGTTCCTGTTAGCAGGTGCTTTTTCTGCTTTTTCGACATCTAGATGATACGTTTCATAGCTTACCGTTTTACCAATGTTAGGGTTCGCTTTTATCCACATTTCGGGATTAGAAACTTCATCTATAGAATCTAGTTTGTAATACCATATGGATACATGGCGGTTAATGTATTCGCCTTTCAAGATGTTCATTAACTCCATTTTGATTGTATCGCCGCTTCCGTTACGTACTGTACCTTCCGAACTAATGGCTACTATCAAGTACTCCATTTCGCCCTTCGCTGCACCCTGTTCGAGTGCTCCGATTGGATCTTCACGGAGGTCGCCAGATAGCCATTCGTCGACTGTCGCGACTTTACATCTTAAACCCTGTAATTTGTTGATGCTCATCGGACGAATCTCTAATAACGAGCCAGTTAAGAAGTTCTCTATGCCCTTCTTAGTTGATGCTAGTTTAGTTCTTTTCGCCTTTGAGCCTGTTGTGTTTTGTAGTGAGCCGTCTGTTAAGAATTTAAACAATGGTCCTTTAGCTCTTGTGATAGAAGTTCGAATTGGTGACAGAACTTCTTCAGCTTGTTTCATAGTCGGAGCCGTTGTTATTTGGTGAGTAGTTGATGTATCAACGTTCAAGAAATAACTTTGTATACAACTCGCATACATAGATTTAGCCGCACCACGAGCAACTATTAAATATTGTTTTTTAACTAGACGTTTTTTAATTGTTTTCCTAACATATCGACCACCATGACCATCCGGGGACGGTTCGTAGACGTGTCGTTCTACAAAGTAATACCAGCCGAAGATTTGTTCAGCCCATAGTTTAAATGAATCTAACAGTTTTAGATCAGAGCCATCAGTTAGAGTGAGCTCTTCCTCGCAATAACTAATAAAACCCTCGACAGCTTGGTCATCGTACCAAACGCCAGGGTTTCTTATTAGCTCGTCTATTCGATTCATCTCCATAGAGATTTCTTTACATACTGGTATTTCACCTCGCATTACAGCGTCACGAAACTGCCCGTAATATTTTGGCGTAGCAGTATTCGATAATGCCATATTTTATCTCCTTAAAATTGTTTTGTTGATTTAGTCGTCATCACGACGATCGAGGAACCCGATAATCTTTCGAACACTAGAAGTTGTGGATGCTATCGTACTACCGATAGATGCTGCGTAACCTAAACCTTCTATGATATTAGCCGCTTGCTGAGCACGTCTTTGAGTCTCATTAGGATTGAATTCGGCATATTGTTCTTCCATCCTCAATCTATCAATTCTCTTTCTAAGAGTCGCATCATCCATATCATCCATCTCTTTTTTCTTATCGGCATCCATTTTACCTTTTTGAGTTCTAGCCACAAGATCTGCTATGTTTTTACCGGACTTAGCTACGTTAGATACTCCTTCTAACTTTTTCGCAGTTGCGTCGAGTTCGTTATTCTTTTTATTCCAAGCTTCTTCTCTTTTTTGACGAGCGAGTTCTTCTTTAGAGGGGTGGTTTTTCTTATACTTAGCCAACTCGGTGTCGTATTCGTTTTCTTGTTTCAACAAGGCTTTCTTTCTCGCTCTCTCGTCAACGTCTTTTTTTAGAACCGGTTTACCATCCTCGTCGTAATAAGCGATTTCATCAGCGTCAGGTTTGGAAGGGTCTTTCTTCTTATTCTCACCCTTATTTTTGTCGTTCTTATCAGCGTCGGGTGTAGAAGGGTCCTTCTTCTTATTTTCGTCGTTCTTATCGGAAGCTTGATTGTTAGGCTGCGATTCTTCGTCTTTTCCACCGCGTTCTTCTATATTCTTCTTATGTTTGTTTTTAATTCCGGCTTGTTCGTATAGTCTATCAAGTTCGTCGTTGTATTCTTTTTGTGCCATTTTAGATATTTCATAATTCAACTTTTTATCGTCTTCTGATGAGGAAGAATTATTTATATTTTTGGCCATATTATCATCTGCGTCTTCTAGATCTTTACGAAGTTGTTTTAATTTAGTAGTGTCGATACCGGCATCTTCAAGGTCTTTTTCTGAATTATCGCGTAATTCTTTCATTCCCTTAGGACTATAGTATGCGGTCCCAGTATCCTCCATATTTTTTTTAACAATTTCTGTACGGAGACGGTAATCTGCTTCTTTGCTTTGTTGATCTAAAGATTCAACCTCGCCCTTTAGTTTCGCTTGTTGCTTTAAGAGTCTAGACTGTCTTCCGTTAGTGCTATCCATCACAGTAAAGGATTTTTTTACTTCATCATCAAGTTTTGCTAGCTTTTCTTCTTTTTTTTTGCGTTTACTATCTGCTCGGTCACGCTCACGGATGTTATATTCCCTTTTATCGTTGTCTGACATTTCTGCGTAACGTTTTTTACCAGCGGGCTTTAGCCTTCCATCTTTGTATTGCCATCTACGACGCCCCCATTTCATGTCTTTTATACCATGATGTGACAACTCGTCTTCATTCATGGCGCTATGCTGTATAATTTCATTTATGCCTTTCAGCATATCATTTGAACTCATATCAATCCTCCTTATTATTCAAATTCTCTGCAGTGCAGTTGAGTCCCCATTCAATCTCTTTTGCCGTTTCTTCCATAGCTTTTATTGCAGCAGAACTTGCTGGGGGATCGAAAATTAATTTAACTTTAATGTAAATGTACGTTTTAACATCATTAAAACTTGCATCGTCTTCTGGAAGAAATTCATCCCAAAGGGCGTATTCATCTTGAATGCTAAACGTTTGTTCTGTGCCGACCCCTAATCTATTTAACTTGGCTAAAACCGAGTTAATGTGAACTATTATATCGACATCAAATTCTTTTTGTTCGGCCGATAGACCCAACATCTTTTTAATTGTCTCTAATATACTTGTCAAGTCTTACCTCCCTTAATGTCGCCAAGGACATGTGTCGTTTTTTGTTCGTACTACGGGATCTCGCATTAGTAACGACGCATCGCCGTAGTGTATCGCATCATGCGTGCGCTTTATTGTGCTTATTAAATATTCTGGGTCGAGAAGATAGCGTGTCCTATGAATAATATCTTCTTTATCGATGGGATTCATATGATGAATCAAGATTTTTCCGCTATTAATCTCGCGTCCTTCTATACCTAAATCGCAACCAAGATCGCGCATGATTACGTAGTTTCTAATAGACTTCCATTCTTTGTCTCTTTGATAAAATATTTGATTTAAATAACGATCGAATGCGAAAGTTTCCTCTCCAATTCGACCGTCTAGTTTCAAATATTCAAATCGTTCTTCGAATGTGGGCAAGAGAATCAACTCAGAGTATGTTCTAATATTCGTCTTCATCCGGGGCATCCTCTTGACCTTGGTATTTCTGCATAGCCTTAATAGCATTAGAATATAATTCTTCTATTCTCTCTGCTGATTCTAACGCTTTAGTCTTTGCAGTTATTAGATCTTTTTGTCTTTCCAATATCTCTTTCTCAATTCGTTCCTTAGTGGAACCCAGCTTAAGATAATGAGTAATAACCTGCGAAGAAGCAGTACCGTTTCGTAACTGCTCCTCTGCAAGATTAGTCGCCAACGCTATTAATTGGTTCTCTCTAGCCTCTGGCGTTAAAGCTGTTCTTCCCATTGGAGACGAACCTGATGAATTATTTACTTTTGCCATGAACATCTCCTTTATATTCATTTTAAATTTTTACTACGTCGCCGACTTTTACTCTCCCTGTGTAAATCGGTAATGTTTTATTTGTACTGAGTAGCCAAACATCTATACCGTCTTTGTTTTGTTGCTGTCGAACATATAATGTGGACTTCTTAACCCACGACGGTAACTTCTTTCCGTTGTAATAAGTGGTTACTCCATCCCGAATCTTTACTTTATCACCAACACAAATAGCCCCGGCTAAGATTTTCTTAACCTCGGAGCGGAACCAGTCCATATCTTTCCCAAACTTAGAAAGCCAGTGGTCACAATCCTTATGATTCGAACCATAACCTTTCTTATGGGCTTCTTTATGAGAAACTATTTTGTCTACTGGGATATCATACTCCTTGCACCACCGAGCGCAAAGTTCCTGAGCTTCTTTCATAACTTTATTAAAGTATGATTTACTCTTAAGATTATCTTCACAGATCTCGAACTGTAAATATGCCGGATTGTAGTTGTAAGATCCCTTATTACCGGAGCCTACGCCCCAAGAACAGATGTCTAATGGTAGAGTCTGGTACGTGCACACTACTCCTTTCTTATCTTTACCGATAAAAGCATGTACACAAGCGTTAGTACCTGGATTATTCCAATGATTATTATACTTATTCTTACCAAGCCGACCGTCATCAGGGCCTACATACCGATTAAGGGCTGCATTATTTACGCCGGTACTATGTACGACGATCCCTTTCGGTGTCATTTTACGTTTCGCCTTGTAACAATCGTTCTGTTTGAGTAGTAGAACATTGTAATCCATAAAGTTTCAGCATCCTTTCGATGTGTTTTCGTGGTGCTCTGTCGTAATATCACCGAGTTCTGGTAGACTTCGAACGACATTTGATAGGGTCCATAAGACTTTTAAGGAGGTTTCGATATATATAAGGAGATAAAGTCTATATGAACGCGTCCCATGGGCCCTATTAAGCGCCGTCCAAGCCTACCGGAGACCGAAAAGCCCTCGAAAATATCACCGCCGGGGAAAATATCAAG